AAAGATGTAATACGACCAGAAGAAGAAATGCACAATCCGACTGGTCAGTTTGAAGAAATCAGCATCACTCCTGTATTGGTTGGCGCTGGTGGCGCTGGTGGTCAAATTGCTTTAGGCATTGGTTTAGTTGCACTTTCATTTTTGCTGCCTGGTGCGGGATTATTTGGCACAACAAGTATTTTCGGTGTAAGCGCTGCACAAGGTGGCGCAATACTGGCCGGACTTGGCACAGCCGTAAGTGCAGTTGGTGCCAGCCTGATCCTTTCTGGTACAGCCCAACTGCTGTCCCCACAGCCCGCTGATCTCCCTGGAATTACTGGCACAGGTGCTGGCGGTGGGCGGCAATCGTCATTCGATCCCGCAAAAAACGAGCCAGCAGACAACCAAACCAGCTACATCTACAACGGTGCCGTCAACGTTACGGCTCAGGGCAATCCAGTCCCGATCTGTTACGGACGGATGCGCGTCGGTAGCGTAGTTGTGACGGCAGGCATTAGCACCGCAGACATCTGATGGCAAAAAACATTGCTGGTTCTGGTGGTGGTCGCAAGCAAGCGCCTGCACCTTCACCGCAGTACACAGTCCAGCAAACGGTGGTGGTTCAAAGCCCCACGCCAACTGCCAGCGATGATGCTAACTCGCTATTCAGTAAATCCAGCATTCGCCTAATTGACGTTATTAGTGAAGGCGAAATTGAAGGTTTTGCGGATTCTGCAAACCCTAAACGCTCGATATTTTTTGATGATACGCCGCTAGAAGATGAAAGCGGAAATGATAACTTTGTTTACGACGACTTTGCCTATCGCCTTGGTACGCAAGACCAAAGTTATATCTCAGGTTTTGCTTCCAGCGAAAACCCCGTAAGTGTCAATGCCGCAATCGGTGATGACGATGGTGATTCGATTGTCCGCACAATCACCGATCCAGATCTAGACGCAGTTATTGTTCGCCTTCAATTCCCGCAGCTTTATGTCGTTTCAAACGGTCTAAAAGCTACTTCGATTGAGTACACCATTGAAGTACAGCCTGACGGTGGTTCTTACTCCACAAAAGTTGACACTGCTGTTTCCGGCAAATGCACTAGCGCCTACGAGCGTAGTCATCGCATTGAATTAACTGGCTCTGCCCCGTGGAACATTCGCATCACCCGCGTGAATGGTCATCACGATGGTGCAACGCGAATCCGCCTGTTCAACTTTGCTGGTTACACCGAAGTTATTGACGCCAAACTTAAGCACCCATTGTCTGCATTGGTCGGGCTGCGCTTTGAGGCATCCCAGTTCCAGTCGATCCCGACCCGCGCCTACGACATCAAAGGGATCAAAGTTCAGATCCCAACGAATGCCACCGTCAACGCCAATGGCAGCCTGACCTATTCCGGTGTCTGGAACGGCGAGTTTCAGGTTGCTTGGTGCGCAGATCCTGCTTGGGTGATGCGTGACTTGCTGCTGTCCAGCCGTTATGGGTTGGGGCGGTTTGTTTCTAGCTCGCAAGTTGATAAGTGGACGCTGTACGAAATCAGCAAGTATTGCAATGAGTCGGTGCCGGACGGCAAAGGCGGTAATGAACCGCGCTTCCTTTGCAACGTCTATCTGCAGTCTCGGGAAGAGGCGTACAACGTCGTCCAGGATTTTGCCTCATGCTTCCGTGGCATGGCGTATTGGTCTGCTGGACAGATCGCTTTTACGCAGGACAGCCCCAAAGATGCAGCGGCACTATTCAACAATGCCAACGTCATCGAAGGCGTTTTTAACTACGAAGGCAGCAGCCTGAAAGCTCGCCACACCGTTGCCCTTGTCACCTGGAACGACCCAGATAACGCTTACCAGCAGCGGGTTGAATACGTCTCCGACGAAGCCGCAATCGCTAAGTACGGCATCATTGAAGTCCGCATGGCAGCGTTCGGCTGCACCAGTCGCGGTCAAGCAAACCGCCTAGGTCGCTGGCTGCTGTACTCCGAACAGGAAGAAACCACCACCTGCACCTTCACTGTTGGTCTTGATGGTGCGATTGTCCGCCCTGGGCAGATCATCAAGATTGCAGATCAGATGCGAGCCGGTGCCCGTAAAGGTGGCCGCATTGCCAGCGCGACAACCACTGTTCTAACGCTGGATCAAAGCATCGCCGTAGATGAAGGCGACACCGTAAGCGTGGTGATGCCTGATGGTCGCGTTGAGCAGCGCGAGATTGACGATGGCGATTTTGATGCCAAGACCATCACGGTCAAAACGGCGTTTAGCAGCGCCCCAGCAGCGCAGACCATTTACATGGTCGAAACCAGCACCGTTGAAGCGGCAACCTATCGAGTCATTAGCGTTACAGAAGAAGGCGAAACGTACAAAATCACCGCACTGGAGCACAACTCCAGTAAATACGGTTTTGTTGAGGACGGTTTAGCGCTTCAGCCGCGTGACATCACAGCGTTAAACCAAACGCCGACTGCGCCTAGCGGCATCAACGTTGACGAGAAACTTGTTGAATCCGGCAACCGCGTCACAACGGAAATTGAGATTTCCTGGAGCAATGTCGATGGCGCAACTGGTTATCAGGTTTCGTACAAAACAGCCAATAATCTCAGCTTCTTCACTGTTGGAGATACGCCATACAACAACCTGACATTTCTGACGGACGAGACGGGCAACTTTACTTTCCGCGTTGTTGCAATCTCACCGCTTGGAAAACGCTCACCCGCTGGTGAACTAACCCAAAACATCGCGGGTAATACTGCCGCACCTGCTGCTGTCACTGGTTTCAGCATGATCCCGGTCAACGGGCAAGCAAAGCTGACCTGGACACAATCAACCGAGCTTGACGTTCGCGTTGGCGGCTACGTCCGTGTGCGTCATTCGCCTGATCTGTCTGGCGTGACCTGGCCAAACTCCACCAGCATTTCGCAGGATCTGGCAGGTAGTGCGACTGAGGCTTACGCCGACTTGAAAGAAGGCACTTACCTTGCCAAGTTTGTTGACTCTGGCGGACGTGAAAGTCTGACCGCTGCACTGATTGAGTTCACCAAGCCAGACCTTGAGGATCTGGTCAATGTTGATGATCAACAGGAAGACCCGACCTTCCCTGGCACAAAAACAAACCTAACCGTCAACACAGATCTAAACGAACTGGAGTTGTCCACTACAGGCGGCGAAACATCAGCATTAGGCGATTTCCTTCTGGAGTCTGGGGACGATCTTTTGCTGGAATCTGGCGACAAGCTGCTGTTACAGGGCGATTCAACTTTCAACACCAGTGGCACCTATCTATTTGAAAACAACCCAATCACATTTAGCGATGTGTTTAGCGTCAAGCTGAATAGCACTTTGCGGGCTAGGGCTTATTTCCCATATGCATCGCGCCTTGATGACGTTACTGATTTTGACAACATCGAAGATTTTGACGGCAGCGCTCCAAGCGGTTGCGATGTAGTGCTGTTTATCCGCACCACGCAAGACGATCCGGCTGGTTCACCTACTTGGACAAGCTGGCGCAAGTACAACAATGCCGAAATCAAGGCAAGAGCTTATGAACTGAAAGCTGAGTTCAGCACCCAAAACAGCAACGAAAACATCGCGGTGGACCAGTTGCGGGTTGATAGCAACATGCCTAGCCGTACAACCCGTGGCAGTGGCACCAGCAGCACTAGCGCTGATGTGAGCATCACCTACACCAACAAGTTTGCCGCTACCCCGGTGATCGGGATCACGGCGTTCGACATGGCGACGGGTGACTACTACACCATTTCCAACAGCGCAGCAACTGGATTTGACATCAGCTTCTACAATTCGAGCAACAGCCGCGTTGAGCGGCAATTTAACTGGACCGCTACGGGGTACGGGAAGGGCTAATGGCTCAAGCTGACGGCACGATCCAGAACGACACAGGGGCAAACGTCAGGAGTGACCTGAACAATAATTTCTCTGCGCTTTTCACCAATAACAGCGGGGCATCAGCACCTGGTACGACGTTCGCCTACATGTGGTATGCGGACACCACAAATAATCAGCTAAAGATAAGGAATGGCGCAAACGACGGCTTTATTACTGTTGGCGATCTAACTGCCACCAATTTGGGGTTAGCGCCCCAGGCAAGCCCGACTTTTACCGGCAATGTCACCATCCCGGCTGGGACGGTTGCCCTGCCAAGCCTGCGGTTTACGGGCGACACCGACACTGGGCTTTACAGCGCAGCAGCTAACACGGTCAACGTGACGGCTGGCGGCACACTGAGCCACGCTTTCACCAGCACCTACAGCACGGCATCAGTGCCGATACGGGTGCCGGATGGAACGGCAGCAGCGCCCAGCATCACCAACACTGGCGACGAGAATACCGGCATTTTCTTTGGTGCATCCGATGAGGTGTCGATCACCACGGGCGGCACTGAGCGGGCGCAGTTTGATAGCAACGGTCTAAGCGTTCTGTCTCAGAAGCCAGTTCGTTACTACGACGCCGATAACAGCCATTACGTCGAACTGAAGGCAGCCAGCACGGTTAGCGCCAATGTCAGCCTGACCCTGCCGACATCTGACGGTGACGCTGATCAATACCTAAAGACTGACGGTAGTGGTGTTCTTAGCTGGGGCACTGTTTCAACACCGGCTGGTGTTCCGACTGGTTCTGTCTTCACAATGGCAACCAGCACAGTGCCCAGTGGTTATCTGGAGTGCAATGGCGCAGCAGTGAGCCGGACAACGTATTCCGATCTGTTTGCGGCAATCGGCACCACCTGGGGAAGCGGCAACGGATCAACCACTTTCAACGTGCCAGATCTACGCGGTGAATTTGTCCGTGGTTGGGATAACAGCCGTGGCGTAGACAGCGGGCGCAGTTTTGCTAGCAGCCAAGCCGACTCCGTTACCGATCACACGCACACGATCTTGGCGGACGGCACCAGTGGCAGTGTCAGCAGCACAATCGTCACCAATAACAACAACAGCAACGCTTTTGACGCTGACGGCGGATTTGACAAGTACGTCAAAGGCATTGGAACGTTTGCGGCTGGATCGTCCACGACGGCAACGACCGAAACCCGTCCGCGCAACATCGCGATGATGTACGTCATCAAGACCTGATTGCCATCAAGCCTACAATCAGGGTACTGACTATGTTCTGACCCGCTGTGGCTGACCGCAAGATTTCAGAGCTAACGGCGCTTACAACGCCTGCAACAGGTGACCTGATTCCCATTGTGGACATCAGCGAAGTTGCTGCAGCGGATAAAAACAAGAGCATCACCGTTGGCGAGCTTTTGCGTGGTGCGCCGGATGGCACGGCTGCTGCGCCTGGCTTTGCGTTTGAGTCAGATGGCGGGAATGGCATGTTCCTGGGTGGGACGGATATTCTTGCGTTCTCTACTGGTGGAACTGAGGCAGTAACGATTGACGCCTCGCAACGCTTAGGTGTGGGGACTAGTAGTCCAGACGCGAATAGCCGACTGCATATTGTTGGCAGTTCTTATCAACCGCTCTATGTCAATACCACTAGCGCCAACGGTGGCGGTGCGGTATTTCTTCAACAAGGTACTCAAACTCTTTATACCGGAACCGCTGGTTCAAGTTGGCTTAGTGGATCCACAGCTACCGATGGGCTTGTTCGCGCAGAAGCAAATCTGATTCTTGCCACGAACGGAAACACGCGAGCGGTCACCATTGACACGTCGCAGCGTCTAGGGATTGGCACCACTTCAATCAGCGACAGATTAACCGTAAGCGGCAACATCAACATACCTGATGCC